TGGTTCCTCAACTGCATCTAGGTCAGCCTCAGAAGCCTCAGAAGAATCAACTTCTTCATCGAGTGTAACTTCTTCCTGTGCTGCTACTACTTCCTCTACCTTGGCCTCTACTACTGGAGCTTCCTCCGCTACTGCTGCTGGCACAGCCTTCTGAAGTGTTGCAACAACACGATCAAAAGTTGCGTCATCAACATCAGCAAAATCTTCTACAGTTGAAGCGGCTGTTTCTTCTGTTAGGCCGATTTCAAGAAGGCTAGCCATACGCTTCATCATTTCTTCCTTCTTTTTCATAGCCTTGTAATCTTCTTCCATCTCAGCCATGTATTTCTTACCGGCTTCGACTTCTTTTTCCATCTCAGCCATGTATTTTTTACCAGCTTCGACTTCCTCTTCCATTTTCTTCGTCTTCTCTTCGCCATTCTTCATGGCTTCGGTTAGTTCTGCGACCTGTGCTTCGGCGGCGGCTAGCTTTTCGGTAAGCTCTGCTACTGATGCTTCTAGTTCAGCACTCTTAGCTGAGTCTAGTTCGCTCTGTAGAGAGTCATTAGCTGCCTTAGCTTCTGCTAGGTCTTTCTGTAGATCAGCAATCTGCTGATTTAGTACATCTGACATATCGTTCTCCTTGATTAAAGAAACATCTAAGGCACTAGCCCGAGATTCACTAAAAGGTTCAGTTCCGTCCAAAATGATGCTACGAGGATTGGCTGGTTTTGAAACTAGCCCTTTACCAGAGAACGCTAAGTTTCTAAGTAACCTACCAACCTTATAGTTCTGGTATTGTCCTGTACCACCATATGCTCGCAAATGTTTTGTTAGAAATGACGAGGATTCTGCTCTTTTGATTACTCTTGACTCGCCCTCTGGACCAATTAAGGCATAATCAAATTCTGGAAACAAACACTCCATTGAAACATACCATTTGCCCTGCTCTATCTCAGCGACAATCTTCTCCATTCTCTCCTTCTGTTCTGTATCTGACCAAGCAGTATAAATAACAGATGTAGTTAGGATATTAAAGTCACTTGGAATTTCTGCTGTGTTTTCATTTATTTCATTGCCTTCAAAATCGACAAGAGTATTACCAGTAATATGACCAATAATGTCCTTCTCGTCATGCATGTAATTAAAAGGCTTATCTTCTGGTGTTGTTCTAGCGTTCCATAGCTCCTGTGGATCAAAAACATCATCGTTCCTGTTCCATCCAGTAGAAACTAGTATTGAACGCAAATAAAACAAATCCATTTGGTCTTGGTTACCAGCCTCGATGGCCTTGGCAAGCTGTATATTCTCTTCTGTTTTAGATGGTGAATAAGATTCAGCCTGGGCACAATACGCAATAGTATTGCTTGAGGCTAATGCTTCCTCAAGACCATCGAGTATTTCTGTTTCGTAAATTTTCATTAAAATTCTCCTGTATTTCATTCTACACAAAAATAATAATTATGGGTTTTTTATTCAGTTTTTTGCGTATGAATGAATGCTGAAGCCTTTATGACTTTCATTTCATTAGTACTAGGGTTCCTTGAATTACTGGAAACGAACTCAGCGACACCAGACTCAAGTTCTTTTATAAAATCAACTGGCGTTCCTATTTTTTCCGACATGATATCCTTAATACAGTCAGCATTAACTTCCTGTAGAATATTAAGATTGGCAAAAATTGATGTTTTCAGTGAGTCGATACCAGAAGATTGTTCCTTCGTTAAGCTCCTAACATCAGCCTTTGAAAAATGCTCAAGCATAATAGGATTGATGATTTCGGAAATCTTATCCTGGGCTTCCATAGCCCAAAGAATCTCAGATGCTGAAGTGCGTGGATTTACACGTCGTCTCTTTCTAGGATCTTGATCAGTAGCACCATCTGGCCTGCCAGCTTCTTTTACATCTATCTGATCAGGCTGAACGGTTGGCTGTCTTGGCCTGTTCTTTTGTTCCTGTTTCTTTAGCTTCATATTAATATCAGCCTGTTTGTCCATCTTCTCCAAATCGTTTTTATGGTTTGGATTATGGTAAGGGCTAGCCTTGTCCGGTGCTCTATCTGCCTGACGATTTCTTTCTTCACGACTAACTCTAACCTTTTCGATTGTTGGTAGCTCGCCAAATCTTTCTAGTAGAGTCTCATTTGAGATAATGTCACGATCAGCAAGATCAATAAGCAGTTTACGCTCAGTTGTTTCGTCTGAAAGAATAACTGAGTCAAAGTGGATTTGTGCAGGAAGCCTAAAGCCCATAGCCTTCCTTACTATTTCCAACTCTCTTCTCCAGAAGGACAATACAATCTCTCGACCATACTCTAGTCTCTCTATAAGAGTCTTTAGCGAGATGTAATTGTTGGAGTAGCCGCCGCCACCAGTAGATACACCAGTTAGAGTTGGTGGGATACCAAGACCAGCATAAATACTTGTCAACACTGGGTCATACTTTTCCTTTCCTAGGAATTTATATACCTGTGATTGACTTTCAGTAAACTTTAGCTCTGGACCCCAAACCATGTCCATTGTTCCACCGCCAACATTACTGGCAAGAATGTCACGAAGCTTGTCGATAGCAGCACGGGTTGGAATAATCTTATGCTCAAGATCACCGACTGTCCATAGTCTAACATTAGAAATAGCACCATCAAGAGCAGCGAGATCTGCTAGTTTCATCTTTTCAAGCATCTTGATATCGTCAAGAATGGCATAGATCATAGGATTCGCCCAGAACTGCCAATCGTCCTTCTTGTAGAAATACAATGACGTATTGGTGGGATCTAGCGGTAGCTTATTTTCTCCACTCTCAAGTCTTTTTCTAATATCTGATGGAAGAGTGTTATAGATAGATGTATTATTTTTCTGAGCCCTCATAAGGCTGTTCTGACTATATTTGGAAAGATTGAGAACATATTCTGGAGATCCCAAAACGCCTAATCCAGCTTCTGATACTTCAACTGCCAGAGGATTAATAAAGTCATATCTCCATGGGATTTCTCTTTTAATGGCTTTTGGTAGTTCGATTTCTATCATTTCATCGCCAGCCGCACGAACTATTTCTCTTTCGTTTTCGCGGGAAATGCTTGCGTTTCTCCGTCTTACAATAACATTGCCACATCTATATAGATAATTTAGAAATCTTTCCGTTCTGTCATATCCACCAATCTGATTAAACCATTTACGATAAAACTTCTCAACTGCTGGATTTGGATGATATATCTGCATCCCCTGAGATCCAAAGTCGCTCATAAGATCAATAATGTTCCTAACGATACCAACCCTGTCATAGGCATACATACACTGCTTCATTATGGCTCTTTGCTGTACAGGAGTAGCTTCTGCTGGACGGAAAGCGTCATAATCTAATCTGGTAAACTCAGGACGTACAGATCTCTGTGTTTCAATGCCAATATAAGTTTGCTGACCATATCCAGCCTGCGACTTCTGAACACCAGTATAGGCTTCTAAGTTACTAGCTGTTGATTTATATGCCTGCTGTTTTTGATCTTCATTTTCCCATGTTACATATAGCTGTTTATCGTTGGGCATACTACTCTCCATTTGTATTGTTAGCGTCAGCAATTAGATTGCTATTATATTATCAATAGCATTACTTATCAATACACAAAAATTAGTACACACCCTGTATATTATCTGTAAACCAGTTTGGCCCCTGATACATTTTCTCATTTTTAAACTTAGAGTCAGTCGTTCCAGCAAAGCCACCAATAGTATTGTAATTAACAACCTGTTTTTCAACTAAAAACTGACGAGCAGACATATTGGCTATTAGTAATGAAGAGTAACGGTCCTTTCTGAGTCTGCTCTTTCTACCGGCACTAGTCTTAACTTCTGGAGTATCCCATCTTTCTCGACCATTGCCAGTGACGCTAACTATAATCATGGAAAGCTCGTCTTTTAATTCTTCAATCTCAAGAACACAATCTTCTAGAGTATTGTAGCTCCTCCCAAGCATTTTATCCTGCTCGATAGAATATCCAATACTAGCGGAATCAAAGAATGGAAATAGTAATATCTTATCCTCAAAATCTTTTCTCAGTCCATGATTAGCTTCTGCTAACCAATCAGCCTTTGCAAACTGACATAATCTCAAAATATGTAGGCCGTGCTGATCATCAGTATCCTTGGGCTTATCCTCGTCTATTGTAGGCCAGATTGGAACCTCATCGGCTTCCATCTTATCCTTATCATGTAACGCCTCCATAACGGCAATACCGCCACCCTGAGCGTCTAGTGCTATTTCTTCACATGGAAATACACGCATGAGCATTCTTATCTTTTTTGCACAATAAGCATAGAAGTCTGTTTCGGTCGTTAGCATGGACTTAACTTCCTGCTTGTGCTTTGCTCTATTTGTTGTCCATACATGAACAATTCGTCTATGTCCTGGGTTTAATTCTAAAACCACAATACTAAAATTATCAACTTCAGAAGCAGGGTCAACACCAAATATGTACTTCTTGTCTGGATTCCCCTTAAGGGAAGCCTCAAAATGAATATCTTCACCATTTATAGTTATGGGCTTAATTTGAGATGCTACACATGACTCAATTAGACTACGCTTAAAGAAGCCCTGACTATCAGTAGTAAAACAAGCACCATATTCCATTTGATAGATACCAGCGTGTACAGTAGCTTTTGCTCGCGTGATCTGTGCCTCGTCCATAAATCCGTCTGGCAGTTTCTCTACGGGCATACGGATTACTGAGTAGTCTTTCCAATTAAAAGATGGAGGAGGATCGTCGCCAAACACATCCCTCAAGGCATTGAGATCTCCACCACTATTAACTATGGCTCTATATCTTTTCCAGTACTCAGCAAAATGGTTAAA